TCTTTGGTCATAAACTTGCCTTTAATTTAAGAAGTTGACGCTTAAGAAAATAAAGCTCCATTCTTGCTTTTCCATTTTGCCACCAGAAGTAAACAGCAGTTAAAATAAAAATCACATAAGCAATGCCGGTTTCGTCTAACATTTTTAAAAATTCAATCATAAATCACCTTTGTTAAAAAAATGCCACTTGTCTTAGCGGCTAGGTAGGAGTTGTTTTTTAAAACTTTGCGTAGTTTAAATTCGATTTAAAGTCAGCAATTGAGATTTTGTGTCTGCCCAATTCCGCGTCTGCATAAATTCTATGGGACAAATGATCAACGTGTTTGTAAACGATTTCTTTTAACGTTTCTGATCCTGCAATTTTTTCTTCGCCATCTTCGCCAAAAAAATCAATCTCATCAACCATGCACTCACGATCATCTTCGATAGGGTGGTAAAAAGTAGCAGGAACGTATTTGCCTGATAATGTTGCTGTGGCTTTAACGCCAATGTTAACTAAATCGTTGGTGATAATTGAAAAGTAAATGGTGACTTGCATTTTTATTCTCCTAAAATATCAGTAACAATGCCATTTACTTTGATTTTCATTCCATTCTCGTCAAGTGTTTCGGTTTCTACATAATCACCAATTTCAACGCTTGTATAAATTGGCGCTACTGTGTCGTTGTTAATTACTATTGTTGTCATTGCCATGATTAAATCTCCTAAAGTTATTTTATTTTTGTTTGCGTTCTTGTGAACGTGTGCATATAGTAAAGCAAAACTTTACTATATGCAAGCAATTATTTATTAGAACGGAATATCATCATCACGAGCTGGTAAATATTCACCATTTAAACCCGCTGGAGACCTTGCCGCCGCTGCATGTAACTCCGCATAAGCCGCCTGCGGAGATTGGTACACTGGTTGCGGCTGCGCTTGCGGTTGCGCTGCTGTGTCGCGTTTGCCGACTAAATCAATAATATTTGCATTTACCTCTAACGTGGTTTTTTTAACTCCGTCCGTTCCTACAAATTCGCTTTGCGTCATTTCGCCCGATATGAACACCTGTTGCCCTTTCTTTAGGTAATCTTTTAAGCTACCTTCTGCCCGCTTGCCCCACAATGCAACACGAAACCAAATCGTTTGCTGCTTGTCACCAAAGCCGATGTTATTGGCTACCGCCACATTTAAAACAGTTTGTCCGCTTGCTGTACTTCTTACTTCCGCATCACGTCCAACTGTACCTGTAAAACTAATCACGTTACTCATGCCCAAAGTCCTGTTACTAAAATTGATGTTGCTAATACAACGCGAGATGTTAACTCATCGCGCTCCGCTTGTGTCACTTGCCATTTGTAGCAAATGACGTTTTTATAATATCCCCCCTCTATCAAATACGGTAATTCTTCATCTTTTGCGTTAGCGATAAAATGAAAGCGTCTATCGTCCTGTTCTAATGCCGCTGATCTAATTGCGTCCAATTCTTCTTGATACGGACAAAAAACAATCAACTCCGCGTGACTTTTGCCCGTCAAAATAGCATTGCTGACTAACTGCCAGTAATATTCTGGGAAGTCCTCGCGCAGTGAATCATTTTTAAACGATTTCTCCAGCTCGCAAAAGTTTTTTAATTGTGGGCATTTAATATCACCCACGCAATCATTCCCGATTAAATCCGGCGCACCTGTCCAACGCGGCATGGTTGAATGTGTTATGCGCTCGGTTGATGCCAATTCATATTCTAAGCCGATGTGATGATCGTTTACATAAGACTCAACAAACGTACCCCATAATGCAGGGCGTGACGATTGGTCGGTGCTTAGTGATCTACCTAGTCGCATTTCATAGCGCGTTTCTTCAATGTACGTTAACGCTGGCTTACCAAGTGAATCAGCCGCTTTGCCGTTGGTCATCAATTTATAAATGTTACTACTGCTAAACGTTCCTGCTCTCATTATTTACCCTCCAAAAATAAAATCAATTTTTTATAGCTCGTTTTTTCACGGTTGTTCACAATCCGATGCGCATAATTTAATTCTTTTTCACTTAGCAGCTCAGTTTTTGCTGTAAGTTGTTCAATTGCGTAATTCCAATCTTGAGAAATAAAACGTACTTCGTCTTTAATTTCGTCAACGCTTAAAACATCACGTCTATTTAAGTTTGCGCCAAATAAATCACCAAAATGATCGCAAGCATCTTTAATGGCTACCGTTTTAGCTAACGGAAACGCCATTGATAACGCGCCATTGTTAATGCTTGATAAATCCGCAACACTACTGCCTTTTTTTGTTTGAAGCTGCGCAGCACCAATGCCATCGTGAAAATTCCATTCGTTGGTCACTGGGTGTAAATAATGAACGCGAACCGTTACCCATACACCGTTGAACGCTGTTCCTTGTCCTGTGATTTCAATTTTCCATTGAGGGAAAATGGCTTTCATTAAGGTTTCAACTTTATCGATTGGCAAATAACGATAACCTGCAATGTACGGATGTTTTTTTACCCATTCTTCAATTGGCTGCTGATTCATAAGGTCATCAAATTTTTTGACGTTTGGGTTGACGACTACCCCGTTTTTTATATCGTCTATGGTTGCTAACTGCATTTTACTCTCCTAGTGGTGTTGATTTGTGATAAAGTATAAAGCAAATCTTTACAGTAATCAATATTTACTTTATTATTATCACAACGCAATACAGAGGAAATTATGGAAATAGAAAAAATTATTGAGTTTTTTGGTACGCAATACCGTCTAGCAAAGGCGTTAAACATTAAGCCGCAAAACGTTACACAATGGATTGCAGCTAATCAGATACCGCTAAAGCAGGCAATTAACATCGAAAAAGCGAGTAACGGAAAAATTACCCGCGAACAAATCAGACCGGACATATATGAAAGATAGAGATTACCAAATAAACGCCATTCAAGGCGTAAGAAACATTATCGCAGGTGGTAGCAAGCGTGTTCTTGTTCAAGCGTCCACAGGCGCAGGTAAAACGCATATAGCCGCGCGTATTATCGAATCAGCGGTAAACAAAGGAAAACACGTTTTATTTGTAGCGCATAGAAAAGAAATTATTGGGCAAACTAGCGTAAAACTGGATTCAATGGAGATTGATCACGGTGTCATCATGGCAGATCATCCGCGTTATCAGCCGCACGATTTAGTGCAAGTGGCAAGCGTTCAAACTTTACGCCAACGCCACAAGCCCAAAGCAGACGTGGTTTTCTTTGATGAGGCACATTTGAGCGTGTCGAAGTCGTTTCTTGATTTAGTCGCGCATTATAAAGATTCGGTTATTATCGGATTGACAGCCACGCCAATCAGAACAGACGGGCGCGGACTAGGCGAGATTTATCAGGACATGACGCAGGTTATCCCAATGCGCGATTTAATTGAGCAGGGATTTTTAGTTCAACCGCGCGTGTTTGCGCCTTTTGTGCCAAATCTTGGCGCGTTTAAAGTGGTTCGTGGTGATTATGATGCAACGCAGGTTGCTGCGGAAATGGATAAATCAAGCATTACGGGCGACATTGTCAAGCACTGGAAACAACACGCACAAGGACGCTCAACGATTTGTTTTGCGTCTAGCGTGGCGCATAGTGAGCATATCGTTGAAGAATTTAACGCAAGCGGGGTTTTAGCAAAACATTTAGACGCTAAAACACCGGCTTATTTACGCGATAGAATTATTGAGGATTTTAAAGCAGGTAAATTTAGCGTTTTATCTAATATGGGAATCATGATTGAGGGTTTTGACCACCCTGCAACATCATGCGTTATTTTAGCACGTCCTACGCAATCGGTGACAATCTACTTGCAGGCAGTTGGTCGAGGTATGCGAACCGCTACAGGGAAAAACGATGTAGTCATTTTAGATCATGCGGGTTTAACCCATTCACACGGTTTCGTGACTGATGAGCGCGAGTGGTCGCTCGATGGCAAAAAGAAAAAGTCGCGCAAAGGTGAAAACGATAAAGCCCCTGCGGTTCATGTGTGTGCGAGTTGTTTTTGTGCATATAGCAAAGCTGAGTATCCAGATGCGTGTCCTGAGTGTGGCAAAGTGACCGAAAAACGCAGCGTTATTGAAGTTGATACCGATGCGCAATTGGTCGAGATCACGCCACTCGATGAAATAAAAGCACAAAAGCGCGTGGAGCTGGTGCAAGCGCGAACGCTTGAGGAGTTGGTGGCTCTTGGTCGCTCTCGTGGGTATCAATACCCAGTGCAGTGGGCAAAACGAATTATTGAACAGCGTAACGCTTGGCAGAATAAAAAACGTGGGATGGTGATGGCATGAAGGTATCACAAACCCATCACAGAATTTATAGCGACCAAGGTGTATCAACAGAAATGTTTCATGGTACACCAAGCATGACTTTAACTATGTCAATAGGAGGAATTTTAGAGCATAAAGATGTTTATTTTTTTGACGATATAGAAATAGTTGAGGAGATTGCCAATCAATTATTGCAGTTAGTTTTTGAACATACTGAGAAAGGGTGATAGCGTGACAGAACAACAAATACAACAACACATCCGCCTTGCATTATCAGCGCCCAACATCCGGCTATTTCGCAACAACACAGGCAGCGCAGTCATTAACGGGCAGCTAGTTAGTTTTGGGCTGTGCAAAGGCAGCGCTGACCTTATCGGATTTAAAACAGTCACCATCACGCCCGACATGATCGGGCAAGATGTGGCGGTTTTTGTCAGCATTGAAGTCAAAACACCCAAAGGCAAAATATCTGAATCACAACAGGCATGGTGTGATATGGTAGCCGCCCGTGGTGGCATAGCCGGAATTTGTCGCAGCGTTACCGATGCAATGGAGTTACTAAAATGACCGTATCACGCCTTAAAAAACTCGCTTATTCGCAGAAATTTCACGGTAAGCCAACGATTGACGGGTTAAAAGTCTGTTATCTGTATTTGGGTAGCAAGTCATGGGACGCCAAGCACGACATATCCGATGACAGCGTTATTTTACCCGCTGGCGACAATCCCGCCGAGTATGATTTTTCAATCATGCGCAATCACATTATTTTTGCGCATTGCCTCGGGGATAGCGATTTAACGTACAGAAAGCGCGTGGCTTTGTACGCTTTACGCGGTGGAGCGTATCAAATACGTTTCAAAATCAAACAAGAAATAGAATTATGTGGTTATCCACTGGAGATTTTTAATTATGACGAGCGTTACGATGCCTAAAAAAAGAAAAGCCGATTTAGAGCAGGAGTTTGAAGAAGAAGTCGCTGCTCAAGCGCAAAGATTGACCGATTCACACGCCTATTTAGCGCAAAATTACATCATGCTACATGGGACGAATTGCGTGTGGGACATATCAACAGGCGCAATGCTGAAAGTTGAGCATGTGAAGTTATCGTTTCCAATGTCTTATAAGATTTGGCAATCAGACCCGAACCGCCAAATTGTTCCGGCAACCGATTTAGTTTTCTCACCATCGGGCGTGAAAAGCGGGCAAATTAACATGTTCACAGGTATTCAAATGCGCCCAACTTATGGGAACGGCTGGAAAGCGTGGCACATGCACTTGATGGATATTTGCGACAACGACATGGCGTCAGTAAAGTGGATCACGTCATGGTTTGCTTATATGCTGCAAAATTTAGGCGCTAAGATGCGCACATCGCTTGTTATCTACGGTGATGAGGGAACAGGGAAGAATATTCTCGTAAATGCCGTGAAGGACATTTTCGGGCGATATGGTGATGAAATAGGGCAATCACAGATTGAATCGCAATTTAACGCTTGGGCGTCATGTAAGTTGTTTCTTGTTGCAAATGAGGTTGTATCAAGACGCGAACGCAGACACATCAAAGGCAAGTTAAAGCAGTTAATCACTGAGCCGTATGTTTACATCAATCAAAAGTCCATGCCTGAACGTGTCGAGCCTAATTTTGCTAATTTTGTTTTTTTATCCAATGAGGATGTACCCATTGATGCAAGTGAAGGCGATAGACGCTTTCATTTTACTGAGAACATTTTTAAACCGCACATGACACATGAGCATTTTACACAGCTCAAGAAAGAAATTGTTGTGTCGGATTTGTACGGTTACTTGTTGAAATATGATTATGGAGATTTTAACGAGCATACAAAGCCGCTAGTGACCGATGCTAAGAAAAAGGTTACTGATGCTAACCTGCCAAGTGAACAGGCGTTCGTGCGCGAATGGCTGGCAAATGAAACGATATTTCCCGTTGAAACAGTGGCAGCTACGTCACTTTATTGGGCGTATAAGTGCTGGGCGGCTGAAAACGGTGAGAGTTATACATGTACGCAAACAACGTTCGGGCGCGTGATTTCTAGGCTTGGTAATGTGATAAAGGGCAGACCGTCCGTTCAGTTTACTAGCAGAAAAATAAGTGTTTACTTTTTAGATGAATCAATGATAACGTCAACTATCGATGAAAATTCATTTAAGGTTTTTGATAATTTAGTTTTAAATCAACGCACAAAATACCGCATTTAGTCATAGTTTTGTCATAGCTTAAACTAAACCGTGCCAACAAATACACTTTGCAAATCAACGATTTGTCATAGTTGTCATAGTTGTCACGGTTTTTTTTTGTTTTTAGCATGATTTATGATAAAACCTATTTTTTATAATAACTATGACAACTATGACAAGACAATGAAATATAAGAAAAAAAAGGATGACAAAACTAGGACAAAACTATGGCAAACTGGGACAAAACAAAATGCGCACAAATTGCCGGAAATAGTGAAAAAACTTGATAATGAAAAGCAAAGGCGTATAATGTTTTCCGTGGATGTGATAATCCAGTTAAAAGATGAATGATTTAAACAAAACCGATTTTGTACTCTGAGCCGCCAATCATTCACGGCAATTATCACCAGAGCATGAAAGCGGTTTTTTTTATGGGTAAAATAACCCCACCCACTCCAGCAAATCCTTTTTAAGCGATTTATCAATAACTGGGTTGGTTGGTGACAGCTTGGAAAGACAAGCATTATCAATAATTACTATTGTCGTCTAAATGGCGTAGGGCAACTTGCTAACAAGCCGGTAAATCTAGGTTCGATTCCTAGCAATAGTAATTATTGATAGTTAATGTGCAGGCTGATGCACAGCGGTAATGGCACGTCGGTGCGAATAGGAAACTTGGGAGTGGTTGAAAGTACACCACCAAATAACACTAAGCCGGAGATCAGCACCGGCAACTATTATGACAGCTTGGAAAGACAAGCACTATGAATAAAACATTATCGTCTAGGGGTTAGGACATACATAAGCGTGACGCTAGTAGACATGGGTTCAATCCCCATTGATGTTTTATTGATAGTTATCAAAGCCTAGACCAACCGCGTGTACATGCGGGAACGTAGTATGGTAACTATCAACAGCACGACTGCAAGAGCGAAACTTGAGTGCTTGTGCTCCGGACGCTGTAACCGGAAACTAAAAACACGGCCACCACTCATTGCAGTTTATGGCGTGGTGGTTTTTTAATTATGAAAAATTAAACTATAAACGTGTCCTCTCGCACGGGAAAAAGACGGGAGCAGTTATCGCATCGTGTTTCTTGCAACGCTTCTTCGGTGTGTTATGGTTTAATTACTTGATGGTTAACTTAACAGGAACGATAAACAATAATGAAAAATACACTGACAGATTTAAACAATCATTTATTTGCTCAAATGGAAAGATTGAGCGAAGAATCATTAAGCGTTGAGCAACTGGCTTTTGAAGCAGAACGCTCAAAAAGTTTGACAATTATTGCGCGTACAATTGTGGATAATGCGCGTTTAGTCCTTGATGCACAGACACGCATTAACGATATTCCAGAACGCAAAGAGCTACCTGCTATTTTAAAATGAACAGCGGGCAGTTTGAAAAAGGGTTTACGCCTTGGAATAAAGGATTAAAAGGCGTCAATGGGGAATCAGAAAGCAGATTTAAAAAAGGCCATACTGGCTATAGAACTAGACAAATTGGCGATGAAAGAATAGATAGGGATGGTTATGTTTATGTTAAAGTTTCTGAAGGTGGCAACAAACACCATTGTTGGAAATTAAAGCATCGTTTAATTTATGAACAACATCATGGCGAAATATCGCCAAGCATAATTATTAGGTTTTATGATAATAATAAACAAAATTTTAATATTGAAAATTTATATGCGGTAACAAAAGGCGAAAACGCTGTTTTAAACCGTTTAAAATTTGCCAATGAACCACTTGAATTAAAACCGACAATATTAGCAATGGTTAAAATGTGTTTAAAAGCTAAAATACCTTATAGACTTTCCGCACAGTAGGGGGAAATATGGAAGAAAAAAGAGCAGGAAACAGGGGCGTAGGGCGTGTTAAAGGCGTACCTAACAAAGTTACCAAAGAATTAAAAGAGATGATTTTAGGGGCGTTAGATGACGCAGGAGGGCAATCTTATTTAGCTCGGCAAGCTGACGAAAACCCTACGGCTTTTTTAACGTTGGTTGGTAAAGTGTTGCCAATGGCAATTAAAGCAGAATCAACAATAACGGCTGGTTATTCGTTTAATGTAGTCCGCGCGTCACGCGATGATAACAAGACAGATTAAATTACATTTAACCAAACCTCAAGAAGATTTCATTTTCAGTGAAGCAATCCACCCTGCAATGGTGGCGGGGTATGGCGCGGGGAAATCACAAGCCGCTGTCATTAGACTGGCTTTGCTTGCATTGAAATACGATGGTTTATCGTTTGGATTTGTTGAGCCTACTTATGACCTTATCCGATTGATTGCTTTCCCGCGCTTTCAAGAAATACTCGATGAATGGGGCGTAAAATATAATCTTAATAAAGCCGATGCTATTATCAAACTTGAAAACAATTCGCAGATTATTTTTAGATCAGCAGACAACCCAGAGCGTTTAGTTGGGTTTCAGTTAGCGGATGCGGTAATCGATGAAGCCGATACGTTGCGTGTTGACCAAGCCAAATTGGTTTGGACTAAGATGCTTGGACGGATTAGAGAGCGCAAACCAGACAACTCGCCTAACACGCTTGCAGCCGTATCAACTCCCGAAGGCTTTGCTTTCATGTACGAAATGTGGGGCAAAGAACAGCGCGAAGGATACGAGTTAATCAAAGCACCTACTTCAAGCAATCCCTATCTTCCCGATGGATACATTAAACAACTTGAAGCAACGTATTCAAGCGCACAATTATCCGCGTATCTTGATGGCAACTTTGTTAATTTAAATGCAGGCAGTGTTTACCATGAATTTGACAGAAAACTTAACACAAGCTATGAAAGCATTTTGCCTGATGACGTACTCCATTGCGGCTTGGACTTCAACGTTAGTAATATGTCTGCTGTTATCCATATTGTGCGTGGTGATAATGTTCACGCAGTTATGGAATTTACTGGTGTGTTCGATACGCCAACAATGGCGCGGTTATTAAAAGAAAAATATCCGTCACATAGAATTTTAATTTATCCCGATGCAAGCGGTAACGCTCGCAAATCAAACAACGCCAGCGAATCAGATCACAGCATTTTGCGCTCGTACGGGTTGCAAGTGTTGGTTAATTCACGAAACCCATTCATTAAAGATCGCGTGTTATCAGTTAACGCCATGATTCACAATTTAGGCACAAGGCGTTATTTTGTTAACGCAGCATATTGCCCGATGCTGGTTGAATCACTTGAAAAGCAATGCTACGCAAAAACGGGTGAGCCTGATAAAGCTGGTGGATTTGACCACGTTGTAGACGCGACAGGCTATTTTATTGCGTACCGATACCCATTAGTGAATAATAGACCGCAATTTGCAGCAATCACAGGAATTTAAAAATGAGCGTCGACGCTAAACACAAAGAATATTTAGAAAATTACGAGCAGTGGGAACGATGCGAACACGCAGCAGAAGGACAAGACGAGATCCACAAAGAAGGTATTAAATACCTTCCACGCCTAAGCGATCAAACTAACGAAGAATATTACGCTTACAAACAGCGGGCGTTATATTACAACGCCACAGCAAGAACGGTAAATGGCTTGACTGGTTTATTATTCCTAAAACCCGAAGTCATCACAGCACCAACAGCAATGGATAATATTATTGCAGACGTGACAATGGGCGGTTTGTCGCTGCATCAATTTGCTGAAGTTATTAGTGAAGAAGTCATCACCATTGGGCGTTGTGGCGTGCTTGTTGATTATCCACCTATTGTTAACGCGGTAACACTGGCACAGGCACAGGCACAAGGCGCAAGACCTTACGCTACAATGTACGGTGCTGAATCAATCATTAACTGGAAAACTGGACGCATTAACAACATTGAGCAGTTAACGCTTGTCGTGCTTGAAGAAGAAAACGAGATAGCAGTTGATGAGTTTGAATCTAAATGCGAACCGCAATGGCGCGTTCTTTATTTAGGCGATGGTGGCATTTATCGTCAACGTGTTTTCCGCAAAGACAAACGCGGTGAATTTATTTTAGTTGATGAAATTTACCCGCAAATAAACGGCAAAGCATTAAACAAAATACCGTTTGAGTTTTTTGGCGTGCGTGACAATTCACCATGTGTTGATAAGCCGCCATTGCTTGATCTTGTCGATGTGAATTTATCGCACTACAGAACCACAGCCGATTATGAACATGGCTTGCACTTTACTGGACTACCAACACCCGTTGTGACAGGATATTATTCAGACGATAAAAGCGCGTCACTGCGTATTGGTAGCGGAACGGCGTGGTTATTGCCAGACCCACAATCAAAAGCGTTTTATCTTGAATTTACTGGTCAAGGATTGGGTGAATTGCGTGAAGCATTGCGCTCAAAAGAGGCAATGATGGCAACACTGGGAGCGCGAATTTTAGCACCCGAAAAACGTGCGGCAGAATCAGCGCAAACGGCTAATATTCACAGATCAAGTGAGAACAGTGTACTGGCTTCAATTTCACAATCAATTAGCATTGGATTAACGCACGTCATGGAGTATTTGCGTGATTGGTCGGGTGTGACTGGTGATGTTAAGGTTGAGCTTAATCGTGATTTTATCCCAAACAGTATGACAGCTCAGGACTTGGATAGTTTGGTTAAGGCTTGGCAAAGCGGCTCAATTTCGCATCAAACATTATTTGATAATCTTGTTGCTGGTGACATTATCACGCAAGACGTATCGTTTGACGATGAAATGGAGCGCATTGCAACTATGCCTGCTGGCGGTGGGTTGTTGTAAAAAAAAAGCCCGTTGTTTAGACGGGCTTAGTTTTAATTTAATTTATCTTTGTTTTGACTTATTGCATACTCTGCACCTGTAGCGCATTCGTTGCATAAATCAATTCCAACATGTTTAACATCATTTCCTTGCCAATAACATCTATAATTTTTGCCGCAACATGGACATTTAAAAGCCGGTTTTATTTGCCAAAATGTAGGGCAATAAAATAATTTATGGATTATTTTATTTGTGCGAATTTTTATAAACATAAATTATTCTTCCAGTAGTTAGATTAACATTTAATGAATTTATCAAACAATACACTCATTGAATCAACACATATTTTTTCTGTTATATTTTCAAATGATAAGTCTCTTTATTCTTCTGTATTAAAATTAAAATTTATTGAAATTGACCCAATATCTAAACATTGGCTTTCTATTTCAA